CTCAAGTGCCAGGGTGCAAGGCAACAACCAGACGGCTGCTGCCCTGCGCTCATGCACTTTAGATAAAGGCGATTGTACTTGCGCCCCACGAGGGCATAATCCCAAGCACTGCAAAAGACTTCCACCGTCCTTGCCCGCCCACGATGATGTGATCATGCAAGGGCACGCCAAACTCCTTGAGCAGGTGGCCCAACTTGCGGGTTAGCGCACGGTCCTCAGCGCTTGGCGTCGGGTCTCCGCTTGGGTGGTTGTGCGCAAGAACTATTCCACACGGTGTATCACCCAAGCGCAACGCCCACGTCAGGATCTCCTTGGGGCACACGAGAGTCTTACTTGCGTTGCCCTCGTGCAACATCGTGCAACCGATCACCTCGCCAGGAGCATTCAACGCCATCACGACGATGCGCTCGCGTCGATGCACCGTCCCGTCCTTATCCACAAAGTGTGGCAACAGGTAGTTCAACGCATCGTTCGGGCTTGTGACCCGTGGACGCGAAGCCCTTTGACGCTGCCAGTTCTGAACCATGCTTTCGCTCGCCACGAGGGGATCACAATTGGGACAGCTCACGCATCACCCCCGCCCATCACAGGGATAACCACGATGAAGTCTCGCGGGCCGACCTGCTCATACGACACATGCACTCGCTTGCCGGTTGATTCGGTGAGCGCATCGCTCAGAAACTGCGCGGCTACGCCGGCTTCAATGTCGGTGACGTGGGTCTTGGTCGCCGCTCGTACCATCGCAAGGGTCAGGGTCTTGTTCATGTGTGTACCACTCCGTTGTCCGGGCTCAAGTGCCAGGGTGCAAGGCACCAGGTTTCCCTGATGCCCTGCACTCATGCGCTTCAGTCGGACTCGGGTGGCGCGGCTGCTTCGTCCAAGCGACGGAAGACCACCTCGGCCATTCCTTCACCCAAGTACACGATTCCGCTGCCCTCACACACAGGACACTCGGCTCGGTCCTCGTCGGTCAGATCCTCGCAGCCCACACACAAGCACTGCGCTTCCCCGCTCGACACGAACTGAGCAACGAACTCCCAGCCGATCGGCACTCGCGCTGGTCCGAAAGTCACGTTCGTAATCGCCGTGCACCACTCCCACAGATTCCCCTCGTCGTCCTCGTCGTAGCTACCCTGTGTAGCGCCGACCGGAATCAGCGCGTGGTCCCCGGAATACTCGGGAGCACACTCGTACCAGTAGTGGTACACGCCCTTGCGAGGCGAGTCATCCTCGCCCTTGTACCCGTAGAGCTTCGGGGTGTACTCGTAAGTCCAAGGCTCATCGCTCAGCTCGCCCCCACCCAGGCCGAACACAAGCTCAATCTGCTCACGCTCGTGAGGGTCCATGCCACGGCTTGCCTCAAGGGCTGCACGCTCGTGCTTGAAGGGGCCTTCAGCCTCGCCATCGGGCATACAGCCAGGCAGACACGCCCACCAGTACCAGCCCGCAAGGTCAGCAGCTTCAGTCTCAGTCTCGCTCACACGCAAGGCCATCCAGCTGTCGGGGTCCGCTTTGGTGAACTCTTCCACGCCCATGTGGAAGGTCTGAACGTGGATGCTCGGTGCGGTGTGAGGGTAGCTCTCGGGATCGTTCGTGTAGTAGGGCATTGCATCACTCGTGGGGGAGGTTTGGTTCGGTGCCGGTCGAGCTTGACTGGCCCTCCAAACATAGCCGAGCCCCCCAGATCCTGTCAAGATTTGAGGGGCTCGATCCGCCACCATGGCCGGTCTACCTATTCAGGTTCACCAGCCAAAGAAACAAACACCACAGACGTGATGCACATGAGCGAGCACCCTGCCCACCCGCCCAAGTTGTATGACATAAGGGCACAGATAGACATGAGTACACACAAGGGGACAATCGTGTACGCGCTCACGCTCGTGCCTTACGTGCCGCTGCTATTAGCCATTCAGCCAGCCGGTGTGGCGTGATGTGACGCTGGCTCTTGGGTAGGTGACGCACAGGCGCACCCCGTTTCTTCTTGCTGGGTGCGCTGTCGATCACATGCGTAGGCTCGATGAACGGGGGGATGGGTAGCAGGTCTCCACGCTGGATGCGTGAGAACAAGAACCAAGACTTCTTCAGGGCCTTGTGCCCCCACCTGCACTGCTCGGTCTCAATCGTGTAGAAGCCCGGATCACTCATGTCCCCAGGCAGGGGCAATCCCATGTGCTTCCAAAGCCTTGACCCTGCGGGGTGCTCAAGCACGCCCCCGAATCGAGCCACTTGGATGACGGCCCGAACCCCTGTCTCTGGGTCCTGCTTTGTGCACGCGCTCAAGAGGTTTCCCCATGGTCCACAAGGTGGATGCGCAACCACGGGGTTGGGGAAGATGTAACGCATGGCGTCGTACTCCTTACTCCACGCCTGCACGCCAAGCATTTTTGGATATGGCCCATGCTTGTCCACGTACAAGGCGGCTACTATCCTTGTCATAAGGCCACCACGCTGAGTACAGCCGGGTTTGTGCGCTCAATGCCTACGGGTGAGGAGAAGTTCATGTGCTTGTTGAGTCTGGCCACCAAGTCTCGCAAGACTATGGATGTGGAAAGCCCGTACACGGTCCCACCCGGACCCATCGTGCCAGGGTGAACGCTCTCAATGTGGATGATCGCCAAGGCACCCGGGTTCCAGCCTGCCAAATCTGTCAGCCCGTGCTTGACGTGCGGTCTGACTTCTGTGAATCGACCTCCGAACGTCGCGCCAACGTGGACGGCGATTACATCCAAGTCTCCCTCTGTCAAGGGTACGCTCTTTGGGGTGGGCTGCATCATGCGCTTGCTCCTTGCTCGTGTGTGGCGGGGTTCTCATCGGGGTGATTGTTCTCAAGATTAGTTAGCTCCTCTTGTACGTCAGCCATGAGCGCCATGTACGCGGCTGCACAAAACAGGCTGGCCCAACTCGCCACCTCGATGGGTCCACATTCCTCAAAGTACAACTCGTCGTTGTCGCTATACATGAGACAAGCCCTCGCGGCGTGAGTGTAGATGACCCAGTAAGATCCATCCACCCTCTCGCTCAGTGCCTGAGCATCCACTGTGCACCGCACGTCGCTTGCATCAGGCCACTCAATATCCTCGCCCGGGAAACTCTCGCATGTGAACACTTCCAAGGCAGAATCCCAAAGCTCTTGGGCCATATTTTGAACATATGCGTAGTAGTCGCTGCGGGTGTCGTTGCTCATTCGTCCTCCTGTCCGTCGCTCAAGTGCGGCGGGTGAGGAACACAAGGCCAATCCTTGTGCCCCTCCCTCGCATCGTACTCAGGCTGAGGGGTTCCATTCAGGGTCGATGTCAAGGTCAGTCAGCGCCTTGACCAGCCTTGAGCGCAGCGCAGGGAGTCGAGATTTCAACCGCTTACGCAGCCTCTCACGCAAGATGAACCACTGCTCTTCAATGATCTGATCTTCACACAACTCCTGCACAAGGGAATCCTCAAACATGACCATGTCTGCGGTCCACAAGAGAGGGTCGTCCTCGTCGTCGCCGGGTGCGGTGCCCCACGCGCACTGGTTCTTGAACCTCTTTGCCGCGCTATCAGACGGCCTCTGCTCCCACTCCGAGCAGCCAACGGCCAACTCCCACCAGTACACAGCGTTCGCTATGTAGTGCATGGGGCCCTCGTTTACTGTCCACATATGAAACTCTTGCAAGGCAAGAATGTCAGGCCAGGAACTTAGGGCTTTGTTGTGGACGGGGCCGAAGCTACTACCCTGATGGTAGCCGCCGTTTGCATCCACGATCTCTACACACACGCTTACACAAGGGGCGCTGTTGCCTTGCATGTAAGTCAAGCCGGCATCTACGGTTACCCGCCCGCCCCCTGGCATCCTAAGCTGTCGAGCGTATTCGCTCATGCGCTTGACGGGTTGGCTTCTCGTAACGCCATTGAACCGATTGCATTTCATTCGTTCTCCTGTCCGTTGCTCAAGTGCATCGGGTGCGCCACACCAAGCCTCCTTGATGCAGCGCCCTCGTCGTACTCAGTCAAGCTGGACTACGCGGAGATCATCTTCAATATGTGAGTTCGCAATCGTGAGCAGCTTGTTCACAGCTGCGTCGAGCAGCTTGTTAGACAAGCCCTCTACACAAGGGTCGCTTACTACCTGCACGGGGTGGTTCTTGGCTATCTCAACTGAGAGAACGTCGTAGTCTACGCGACCGATGATCTCATCGTAGTCCAGGTCAATCGCCTCAACCACGGCGTCCAGGTCAATTTCCTCCGCCAGATCGTCATAGCGTATTTCACGCTCCAGCTCGTCGTAATTAAAGCATTCGACTACATGCGAACGAACGTCGCTCAACGAGCATCTGGCGACCTTCTTGGCAAAGCTGTCATCTTCCAAGGTGTGGCGTGTAAGCCTGTCAACTGTCTTGTCAATAACGTGTGCGATTAGGGAATTGATGTTCATGTTGTTTCTCTTTTCTCGTGTCCGCTGCTCAAGTGCATCGGGTGCGCCACACCAGGTTTCCCTGATGCAGCGCCCTCGTCATACTCAGGCTGCGGCGTGTGCTCGCACCAGAACAGGAACCAACTCTCGACCGGCGAAGGACTCAAGCTCAGCTTGCGCATCGAGCCGACTCCAGTTGGTCTCGTGGGCTGCACGGGTGACAGCGTTAATCATGTCCGCCAGACTGTCGCCGCCCTCGGCCCTGTACCCTGCAAGCAGCGCCTCTACAAGCACGTTGTTCTTGATTCCCACGTCGATGCGCTTGGCCTCAACAGCCCAAGTCAGAGCATCTTCCACGTTCGTGAAGCGTTGACCCCAAAGCTCCACGTTGGCGATGCTCTCGTTGCGCAAGATGTTCCACTCCTGAGCAAAGCGGTCAAAGACCACTTGGCTTTTGTGCATCTCCGCTTGCACCTTGCGAAGCAGTTGCTCACGGTCAGCGCCCTTGTGCACAAAGTTGAACTCCTCACCCCTGCCTCTCCCGATAATGATCAGGTTCAAGCACAAGTTGCGCCATGCGGTTGGCCCACCCTTGAAGGCCCCAGAGCCGTCGTCTCGTGTCTTGAATGCGTAGCCCACCTTGAAAACATCACCAGCTGCCAAGTCGGTCACGTTGTCAGCGTGATACGTGGCGTTCACTTCCAGTCTCGTGCTCTCAGCGTCGTAGATAACTTCGCCACGGTAGCCCTTGCCCTTGAGCGCATCGCCAATGACGCTCACAACTTGGTCAGCGTCGAACTTTGTGTAGCTCTCGGAAACGACTGCGAACAAGGCTCTCCCGTCATCACCCAGGGCGGGGTTATGTCGAGTGCGCAGTACGACATTGCGCTCGGCTGCACGGTGCAGCCCACGATTGATGCTCTCGGCACGCTCTTCCGGGGGTAGGCTGAGCAAGTACCGGGCAGCTCCCGGGAACACCGGGTCACAAGACTCGTCGTAGCGCATGAAGCTGAGGAGCTGCGAGAGCCCCTTTGGCTCCAGCCCTAAGCGCCCTGTGCGAGAGCCATTCTTCCACGACAACTGTCCGTCGCGCTCCATGTGTAAGTCCTTAGCACCAATGACCAAGTCCTTGCGTAGCTCTTGTTGCACCGTGAAGCGCACGGCTTCGGTTGCCTGCTCAATGGCAGGCTGGTTTTCCCACGCCATCCGCTCCGTGCGGAAGTTCTGCGCGCCAATCCCCACGACTGTTGTCCCCATCGTGTAGACGGGTTCGGGCAGTGCGATTCCCGCTTCTGCAAGCCATCGCTCGTGACGCTCGCACCGCTCAACAGCGATTGTCGATACCGTCGCCTCAGCTACTGTCCTCACCACGTTACCCGTGGCACTCATGTCCTCGTCGTCCTCGTCGTCACTCATGCTCTCATTCGACGCTCCGCCCAGAATGCTCGCAATGGAAGCACCAAGATTGACGGCGACCGGAGCCTCATGTGAAGGAGCCTCACACTCACGCATGAGCATTCCCCCAAGGCCTTGGCTCCACTGCGCATCGAAGCAGTTTGCCCAGACTTCCGGGCCGTACATGATGTTTCCGTTGTCGTGTACGAGTACCCACACGGGGTCGTTTCTGTCGTTTGTGTTGTTCGTGTTGTTCGCGTCTTGTGTGTTCGTGTTCACAGTGAACCTCGTTGGTTGTGTTGACCAAGTCTCGATTGACTTGGCCCAAAGAATATAACCCAAAAAAGCCAACCCGTCTGGATCGGCCCTGGTGGCCGGTTTAGCTGGGGTCAGTCATTGAGTACAAATCTGATCACCTCGCTCAGGTCCAGGAGTACAGGTGCACTTACGGGCTCGGGCTCGGGCTCGGGCTCGGGCTCGCTTACGTCCACGCGCCCCCAATCCAAGTCGTCCGCTTCATCGTCTGTCATGTGTAGCTCCTCTTCCGTCATCGTCATTTCGTCTGGGCGGTCAGGCTTGCCGCCCAAAGCCACGTAATCCTCCACGTCATCTTCCACGTCGATCACATACCCAAGTCCAGCCAGAAGGTTCATTGATTCGTCGGCGTAGTCGCACCCACTCAACCCGTCGCGGGCCGCCTTGGCCATGGTCTCAAGGGCATCGGTCCCAGCCTTGTGGTACACGTCGCTGTCTTCACGCGCCTTGGTCACCGTGTTGAATGTTGCGGTTAGCTCCTCGTACTCAGCGCGAGGAACCTCAACAACGTCGCAGCTCTCGTCGGTACATGCGGCCAAGATGGACGGGGCCAGAATGATCTCGTACATGGAAGCCAAGTTGTCGCGCATTTGGCTGGCAGCGCAGGCCCCGTAAGAGTTGCCCTCGACGAAGTTCAGCACCTTTGCTTCCCATTGCATCCGGGCGCGCTCACATATGACGCGCTGTTGGTTTTGATCCCGCTCCGAAACACCGGCTGCAATAGACACATAGTCCATCGCCGCGCTGTGCATCATTTGCATGTCTTGCCGCTCCAGCTTCGTGATGCGCAAGTCTGCGCTCAAGACCTTGATCTCCTCCTTGAGCTTCGACATCTCGTTGCTGTGCTCGACGTTCGTGGGCTTGGACTTGGGCTTGTGAGCATTGCTTAGAATGTGCCCAAGGTTCACGTCAGTCTCCTCATCGAGCACCCTCTCTACACGAAGCGGCATGAGGATTCCTCGCACACCGTTCGCCCACGCAAGGTCGATAGCTGAACTGGATTCCTTCATGCCAATCGCAAGGCTCGCTTTGCCACCATGCAATGCGACAAGCTTGAGAATGTCCGGGTCAACAGCAATGGAGTGAGCGTATATGCTCCTGTCAAGCGGCTTGAGCATCCCGTCAATCGCATCCGTGGGGAACTTTGTGTACTGGTCTGCCTCCCGTGGGTACGCGATGACCTTGAGCACCTTGCCAGTATCAATGCCTCGGCTGTTCCACACGGTGACGTGCGCGCTCTTGCTCACAGGAGCAGACACATCCACAGTGATAGTCTCGCCCTTGTTCAGCTTGCCGAATATCTCGACAACGCATCCCGCTCCTGTGTATGCGATTGGATATGACATGAGGACATGCCCGTCCGTGAGGACAGCGCCGTGGTCTTGGGTCACGTAGATGGCGTGAAGCCCACGAGCCACGCAGGTGGCTTTCTTGACGTGTGTCAAGAAGTTAGTGATCTCGTTGGTAATCTCGATGTGTTCGTTAGGCTTCTGGGTACTCATGTGTACGTCCTGTTTGGTTGGCGTCGGTCTCGGTTGACTGACCCTTAGAACCTAACACATCTTGTCCAGTTATAGCTTGGATTTTATAGCTCGATCGGCCACCATGGCTGATCGGCAGGACCGTCCACTTGGCTGGCTGGCCGGCTGCGCTTCCGTGTGTGGGCGACACCACTCCACGGGCATGGGCTCAATGTTCCCGTCCTCGTCCTCCACGTCGAGAAGATCCCCGTTCACGTAGTGTACCCAACCCTTGTACGTGGCACCTGCGGGGACATACCAGCCACTCACATCATGCGGGAGAGACACCTCTACCTCGTCTCCAAACTCGTATACGTGCACGCTCTACTCCTCGCCCAGTGGATCGTCCAAAGGGTCTTCACCCAGGTAGCCGGTCAGGTCTGCGGGGGCGCGAATCAGCCCGTACATCGACGTTAGGTCTACTCCAAGGCTGTCCACATTCAGGATCGTCCGCGTGTACTGTGCGTTGAATGCCTGCGTGATGCTGCCCAGCACGCGCCAGTCCGTCAGGTATCCGTGGTTGTGCCATGCGGGCACGAGCTGCGCGAGCGCGTGAGCAGACTGTTGATACATACTACGTGCCGCTGCCGGCCCTACTAAAGGTGCCCGGTATTCACACATGGCTGCAAGCTCAATAAGCTCGGCCCCCTCATCTAATGAAAGAGCTAAAGCAAGCGAGAGGTACACTGCGTGTTGCACAGTGGGGTGCCGGGGGGCGGTCAGGGTGTGAAAGTCCCACGCGGGGTTGACCGCTCGGGCAATATCCATGGTCTTCAGCTGTCTATTCAGCTGCCTGGCTTCAGCTACGCGCCGCTGCACATGCGTATAAACTGCGTCACGATATCTCTCTCCGCCCTTGACTACAGCTGCGACCATTGGAGCTGGGCATAGCGCGTCCTCAATGGTCCGTACCAAGCTTGCCCCCCATAATCTGGTGGCGGGCTCGTCCAGCATAGCGACAGCTGGGCAGGCTGCGGGCAGCACGTACTTTCGGGAGGTTGGTTCGACTCGCCAGACCTTCCCGTTCTGTGACAGGAATACCCAGCGCGAACCAGGTACAACTCCCGCCAGATAATTGAGTGGACCTATCCGAACAATGCCCGCCAAGCGGATGACGGAGCGGGACGGGGGGCGCGAGTGGATCCCTTTCGCTCTGATCTGTGCTTTAGCCAATCCTCTTGCTGCTGGCCAGTGTCGCCAGTAGCCCATGCTTACACCAATATCTAACGCACCGTCGATGGTCCCAAGAGATAGAGCACGAGTCACCTCAGCTCGCTCTGTCCCAGCTGCATCCTTCCTTTTCCTCTCCGGCGTGCTCTCTCTTCCATGAGTGTGGCCCCAACGCTTTTTCTTAGACATCTTATTTTCACCTTGACACTGTTGAGCCTATCCCCTACCTCTGGTCTCGGCGGTGGTCAACCTCGACCACCTTATGTCACACAGTCTTCCTCTAGAGCTACTCTAGCTAACTACTAGAGCTACTAACTACTAATCGTTAATATGCCCTTCGGGCATTATATAGTAACTAAGTTAACTAAGGCTAGTAAATGAATGAGTCAGACGCTGAGAAAGCGGTACTAGGTAATCTACTACTAAAGGCAGGTCTGACTCTTCATGTAGTAGAGGAGTTGATAACGGCTGAGAACTTTGGTTCCGACCAACACGCTCAGCTTTGGAGCTGGATTCAGCAGACCCGCAAGGCCAACAAGACATCCGATGTGGCAGCCCTACTCAGCTCTTTTGATGAGCACACCCTCCGTGCTCGGTTCGGCGGAGCTGACTACATCGAGCGGCTTGGAGACTTTGCCTGTGTTGACAAGCAGCTATCTGAGCTGGCTGGGCGCATTGCTGACCAAGCAAGAACGAGGGCGCTGAAGGCGTCTCTCGAGCGGGCGCTCAGGCAGATAGGCAGCCGCCCAGTAGACGAGCTGATCGCGGACCACGAGCAGCATGTGATGCGTCTTGGCTCGGTGGCGGGAAAGACCAGCCAAGTCATGCACATATCGGAGTACGCAGCCGACGCACGGAGCAGGGCTAAGCGCATGGCAGAAGGAGAGATGGCGGTCGAGTACATCCCGACAGGCTTCCCGTCTCTTGACAGGCAGTTCATCGGCTGGCCCTTGTCTGCTCCCACTCTCATCGGCGGGCGGCCAGGAATGGGCAAGACAGCGCTCATTATGGCAGCCGCATTGCGTGGAGCCAGCACCAACCATGGGGGTGAGGCATACGTTCAAGGCATCGTGAGCCTGGAGATGAAGGGGAGCAAGCTGCTCTACCGTTTAGCCAGCACATGGAGCGGGGTGCCCAGCAAGAAGGTGTTTAACGGTGACGCTAACGACGAGGAGAAGCGAGCCTTCGACGAAGCCTTTGAACTCATCGGGCGAATGCCCATCGTGATGGACGATTCAGCCCGCTCGCTTGCTTCCGTTATCTCCTCGATACAGCGCATGGCCAGAATCCATGGGGCCCGCGTAGTCTACGTGGACTACTTCCAGCTCATCCGCTTGGGTGAAGGCAAGACCACCGACTTAGACCAGGTCGCTGACGCGCTACGGCACGTCTGCAAGGCCGAAGACATAGCTCTTGTCATACTTGCCCAGCTCAACCGGGAATGCGAGCAGCAGACCACACGGGGACGCAGGGGGGTGCCCTCTCCCACTCACTTCCGTGGGACTGACAAGCTCTTGCAAGATGCCCAGATGGCGTTCGCTGTCTACCGTGAGTTTCAATACCATCCACCGAAGAAGCCAAGCGGTGACTTCTACAGCAAGAACGACCTTGGCGCACTTCACCAGCCCGTGGAACTCATTGAGCTAAAGGCTCGCGAGGGCGGAGAGGGTGTGGAACTCAACGTGAGACTGGACAACGGGCGAGTCTATGACCTGACTGACAAAGACTACAGCTACACCCCGTGGATTGGGCGGGCTGGCTATCGTCCGAAAGTAAAGAAAGGCCAGGGCCCGCAATCCCCGATGTCCTACTCTCAGCCGGCAGGGAGTGCGAAGACTGAAGGCCTTGACCCGTGGGCAGGTCAGTAACCTTTACTATTTTGTTGACATCCAAGTCAACGTCAACTATCCATTGATCACGGAACCGTTGGGTTCCTCGGAGACACGATGAGCACTAAGCTAACTGACGACGAGTACGCCAGCCTTCAGAAGATGCGAAGCCCTTTCCTGGATGAGGAGGTGGAGTGGAGGATGGACCGGCTTCAAGGCCAGAACGCCGTCCTCCTTGCTTACTTAAATGGCCGATCAGTGATGAAGCGCCTTGATGACTGCTTCGGCCCAGAAGGGTGGCAGAACAAGCTTGAGATTGTGGACATGGGCGGAGCCCAACATTTTGTAGCCAGCATCGGAATCAAGTTGGCCGGCGAGTGGATTTGGAAAACAGATGCAGCTGGTCACCGCAAGATGCACGGGCAAGGCTCGGACCTACACGAAACCAAGGCAGGGGCCAGCGACTCACTCAAGCGAGCAGCTGTTCTTTGGGGCATGGGTCGTAACTTGTACTTGCTGGGTACAACGAGGGCTCCATTTGGTGATGGCTGGCCTCCCAACAACATCCCGCGTCACATGGTTTGCACAGGCAAGGGCGGTGCTACGAAGGGCAAGTGGTGCAAGGTGCCAAGTATTCGCGAGATGCAGCGCCACATGCTTACGGTTGGCGATGAGATCCGTGGGATCGCTGACCCAGGAGACCGCCGTCTTGCTCGCATTCGTTCAATCTGCGCGCGCTTGAAGTGGGGTAAGCCCCCACAAGACATGCGCCCAGCTCGCCTCACTGAGGCGGCCAGCGCTATCGTGAAGGATGGCGAGTTTTCCGACAGGGGCACAACCCTTCCACCATGGGAGATGGGGGCTAAGCGGCTCCAGATCACAAGCCAGCGAGCGTTGCGCTGGTTTGAGAACGAGGAGATCGACGTGAAGATCTCCGAGTACGAGTCCTGGAAGAAGATGTCATCTACCAAGGCTGCTCCAACTCTTCCTGCAACAGGCGAGATTCACGACGCGAAAGCCCACAACCCAGATTTACCCTGGAGCGACAACCAATGACCGCTAAGACAACTGTCAATACCGCAATCCTAATGGGCACACTTGATTGGGTTCGCGAAGTATTCGTGGATCCGGGCAAAGCCAAACAGACTCAGCTCAAGGTGAGCGTCCTAAACCGATTCAACAAGGTTGAGCGATTCGGTGTGACCATCTACGGGAATGCTGCCGCTGAAGCGCTCAATCTACAGGAGGGTTCAACTATCAGCGTGGACGGAAGCCTCGCATCAAACAAGGAAGACGGCGTCTACATCCGGGCCAAGACAATCCACACGGTGGCCCCGGTTATTAATCCGACCGGGCTCCACATAAGGAGAGATAACGATGATTCGTGCTGAACCAATGAAGATGCGGTGGACCACTCTTAGCTTGGACGAAGGACTTGTTGGGGTTCCAGACTTTGCCGCCATGGTCCGAGACTACTTGGCAAGTGGCGGCGGAATGAACTTGGTGCATGACCCAACAGCTATAGGAAAAACAATCCTGCGTCAGCTGGAAGCTCGTGGCCCTCGCCCCAAAGGAAGCAAGTCTTTGCGCTTGTCTGGATCTGGCTCTTGCATCAAGCGCCAAGCCTACGACTGGCATGGAGTTGAGTCGAACGGGTTTGAGTCCGATGCCTCATCGGTGCTGGCCTTTGCGACCGGTGACGCGACAGAGGGCTTGCTTGCTACTGCCATGCTTGAGGTTTTTGAGCGCATGTCTCGCTCCATGCTTCTGGACGAACGTACCGCAAACATCCACCCTGAGCTTACCAGCACAGGAGAAGGACAAGACCAGGTCTTGCTTCGCGTCCCTTTTGCTGGCGGCTTAGACAAGGCCCTTCTTTCCCCGTACCCAGGGATCACCATTCCAGGCCACCCGGATGGACAGGGGGTTTTTCCTTTTTGGCCACAAGGCGGAGAGCCTGAAGCCAAGCGCTTTACTCTTGAGATCAAGAGCATGAGTGACTACGGGTTTGACAAGTTCCGGGCTCACGGACTCAAGGCGTCTGATGGACAGGGGCCGGATGGATACTTCTATCAATCTCAGGCATACCAACTTGCTCAACGCCAAGCCGGCGTAGATGTGGAGTGGACCTATGTGATTGCCTTTGGTAAGTCCGTGGGCGCAAAAGATGCTCAGATATCTCCCGACTTTAGCCCGCCATTGGCCAGCCGTGGACCTACCAAGGGAAAGCCCAAGAAGACCTTTATGGTCTCAGACCCCACGATGTGGGGGCGTAAGCACTCGATCGTGGGCCAATGGATGAGACGAGACGAGTCTGTCCAGGCTGACATTATTGAGCGCTACCAACGGGTGATGACATCCGGCTCGGCTGATGAGTTTGGTTTTCCCTATGAGCCTGACGAGAAGGGGCGATTGAAGTTCCCTTGCGACTGGTGCCCTCACCTTTTGAACTGCTACCCGAACGCCGCTGAACAAGCCAGCAAGGGTGGCTGGTTCAAGCCCAATACCAAGATTTTCACATTCACTTGAGAGGACGAACATGCTTAACAAACACACCATTATCGGCATTGTAGGAACCAGGGGCGTGGAGCCCATTGCAAACGGAAAGGGAGCTAAGTTCTCTGTCCAGACTTGGGAGACCCGTCACGACGGAAGTGTGTGGACCGACTACACAAGCTGTCAGGCTTGGGGGAAGGACGGCGAGCGAGCCTTGTCCGTACTCCGCCCAGGCATGACTGTTATGGTTGAAGGGCCGTGCACTACTCGGAAGGTGGCTGGTCGAGATGGCGGTCCAGATAAATACTACACAAGCACAAAGGCTGATCACTTCACGGTTGAAGGTTTGCCTGCGCTGACTTCGCCTCCTCGTTCTGACGCTGGTGGAGGTGGGGGTGGGCAGAACTACCAACAGCGCAAAGCTCCGGGTGGAGGTGGAGGCGGGCAGCCTGGACAGGCTGCTGGCAATGGTGGTTACGGAAGCGGCAACGGAGGCTACGGTGGAGGCGGTCCCAGTGGGGGCTACGGTGGAGGTGGAGAGTCCAACGGTTCTGGTGCCGCTAAAGACGGCGGTAACCAGAACTGGTAGGTCACGGGTGACAAGGCGACAAGCAGGAAGCACGGAGGGTAGGCGACACTAACCAACGTACTAAGCTTTAGCTGATTCACAACTGGCCAAAACTGGGAGAGGGGATGGTCTTCTCTCCCAGTTTACTCCCCGCCGAATGTACGGTGGGAGGAAACAAGAGGACGACATGAACAAAGACGATGACACCCTTGCTGGTCACTTTTTCCTGAAAGACGGCCCCGATGCGATGCAAGCGGCTTGCGCATTAGCCAAGCTGCTGAACAAACATCTCATTGTGCTTTCCGCACAGGGCCAATGGGAGGCTGTTGCTTCTCCTGCTGTGTCGGGCGTGTTGTTTAAGCCGCGTCACGACATCCGAACTCTTGAGTTGGAGCTTACGAAATGATCCTCGCAGTAGATCCGGGCCCTGTGCTCTCTGGTTTTATGCTTCGTGACGGGTGGAAGATTCTGGCACAAGGCAAAGCTACTGCTAAGGAGATCGAAGAGATCGGAATGAGGTTTGAGCCCTTGCCTGATGGCGTCCTTCTCATCGAACAGGTCCGCAACTACGGGAACGGGAACAACACCTTGCTTCGGACGGCGGAGGTTGGTGCTCGTATGGCTGGAAAGCTGGCTTGGATGGGCTGGACGCCCGCCTATGTGCCTCGAGCTGACGTGCTCCGACTCTTGGATGTGCTTCACCTCAAGGGAAACCGGGACAAGCTGGTTCGCAATGTGCTTATCGACATGAATGGTGGGTCCAGACAGCTGGCTTTTGGGACTAAGAATAATCCAGGACCCCTCTACGGGGTAAAGGCTGACGCCATACAAGCAATGGGCTTGGCTGTTGCTTACGAGCGTGCGCCTGAAGCAGCGCGGCAAGGGTGGAAGGATTTAGCCAGCGACCAATGGAGCCCCAATCTGGACGAGAAGACAGAAAAGAAGCGATACATCCGTGGAGGTGGCCGATGATCGGAGTGATTGAATACATTGAGTTGATGCTCCAAGCCAAGGCGGAGATCGCAGAGCTGGAAGCAGAGCTGGAAGCCGAGAGGATCCGACACACAAAGACGAGCAACCTAACAGCAGAAGAGTTGGGCTGGGTCCTGTCTGTCTGCCGCGCAGCCCGCAAGAAGGATGTGATGCGTCTTGACTCGGAGGCGGAGAGGCTTGAAAGGCTTGATCCAGACTCCTCCATTGCTCACCGCCTGCGTGTCGGGGCTACAGCGCACGAGAAGCTGGAGGCACAAGCAAAAGATAAGACACTCGACGCTGACCAATCGACAAACAGGATTATTTCGACATGAAGAACTTGAGAACCATAGCAACCGCACTTGCTTTACTCGCCCTCCCCGCCACCGCCGTGGCTGGAAAGCTTGCCGATGGATTCCGGGGCATTCCCTATGGTTCTCCAGCACCGCTGGTCATTCAGCCTGAGCCTGACTGCAAGCTGGTTCCATCAGATCCAATCGTTATCTGGCAGTGCAAAGTGGAGATCGGTGGCGTGCCTACCGTGACCTCATACTCGGTTTCGGAAGACTTGTACTACGCAACCAGCATCAAGACTCAGGGGTACTCCGACGCTGCCGCGTTGTTCCTGGTCCTACAAGCTGCATGGGGCGAGGGCGCAAAGAGGAATGACTGGGAGTCCGGTATATTGCCTGAATGGATGTGGACCGATGGGCTGGTTTACTCATCGTTCAAGTACAACGAATATAGCGATGAAGCGTTGGTGATGATTCTTCACGTAGAGCACTATCAAGCAGCTCAAGCCAAAGTCAAAGCAAGAGCTAAACGAAGTGCTGGTGATCTATGAGCTTCGATGGCATTGACATCAGGTTGAGCAACGGCTGTTTGTTTTTTGGGCTCTTGGTCTTATTTGTGGGCGGGGCTTGGGCAGGTGGCGTCATAGGTGGAATAGAAGCAGTCATAGTCGGCGTCGTCATTCTGCTTCTGACCTGTTGAATAGACGCGAATGAATAAGGAATGAGGAGGCTCTCATCTATACGCAAGACCAACTGCTCTCTCTCAAAGAGAAAGCGGACATTACCGAGATCGTAAGTCAACACCTACCCCTCCGCCCTATCGGCAGCGAGTGGCAGGCCCGGTGTCCCTTCCACCAGGAGAAGACGCCCAGCTTCTATGTGGTGCCCGACAAGGGCATCTTTCACTGCTTTGGATGCGGGGCCAACGGAGATGTTCTCGACTTTGTTCGTAGAATATCAGGGTCCAGCTTTCCCGAAGCCGTGGAAGAGGTGGCCTCTATCGCTGGCGTCCTCTTAGGAGACGACGAGGAGCGAGCACCACAGCGGGCTCAGCGCGCCCAGCTTAGGCAGGTCATGGATGCTGTTCAGTCTTGGTTTACATCTAACCTTGGTGGTGCGGCCAAATACCTGCAACACCGTGGGTACACGCGGGAGCAAGCTCAGGAGTGGGGGATAGGCTTTGCGCCGCCAGGGTGGGACTCACTGACCAACCACCTAAAGCGCACCTACATTCCTCTCGAGACCGCCGTATCAGCTGGGGTATTGATCCAGAACGAGCAAGGCAGGATCTACGATCGGTTCAGGGACCGCCTCATGTTCCCCATCAAGGACTCCATGGGCCGAGTCATTGCGTTTGCTGGACGGGACCTAACAGGCAACCAAGATGGCAAAACCCCCAAGTACATCAACTCCCCGGAGACGGCGCTCTACCACAAGGGGTCCACACTCTACGGTATTGACAAAGCTTTGGACCATATCCGGTCCAGCAAGCAGGTCATCCTTACGGAGGGCTACACAGATGTCCACGCCATGCGCTTGGCGGGACATGGGGAGACCGTCGCCGTGTGTGGGACAGCCCTGACGGAAGCTCACGCGAAGAAGCTTGGTCGGCTGGCTGGTCGAGTGTTGCTGGCTGGAGACCCAGACAGCGCGGGCGTGAAGGCTATGCTCAAACACCTGCCCGCCCTTTTGGCTGAAGCGGTGGAGGTTTACCAAGTTCCACTCACCCTGGACCCAGCGGATGAACTCAGAGAGAATGGAGAGGCTGCACTCTCTCGGGCCGTAGAAGCCGCTGAGCCCTTCCTACCTGTTGCGTTGCGTCTTCTGTCGGCTGACTACCCACCAAGCCCTTCAGGGCGTTCTCAGGCCGCACAAGCGGTGCTCCCGATACTCCACGCCTGCACAGGAGTGCACCAGCAAGAAGTTATCCGTTTGGCGGCTGGCATCTTGGGCGTACAACAACACGCATTGGCTGGGCAGGTACGGCGAAGGTCGGACAAGCCGGTAGCCAGGCCCATTCACGTCAAGCTGCTCGACCCGGTCAGCTCAAACCTCTGCTGGCTTGCTATCCACCTGGAGGAGGGAAGCACAAGGGACCGCCTGTTTGAAGAGTCTGACCCTGAATGGTTTGAGCCTGAGCTGAACTTCTTTATGGCGAAGCTCTACGAAGGGGGCAGCTTTGCCAGGGCTTTGGCAAAAGTTCCTGAAGCTTTCCATGCTCAACTTACCCAACTGGCCGCAGACAAGGCTCGTTTCGGAAGGGGCACCGTTGGAGACGTGGTGTCCGAGGTTTTGACCCGAGGAGAGCTTCGCTTTGTTCAAACAAAGCTGGGACAAGCCCACAACGGGGTGCGCTTTGGGCTGCAAACCAGGGCTTTAGAGCTTCGTGAGAAGCTGTTGATACTTCCATGATTGAGACATTGAGAGGAGAAAGCATGAGCGTCATACCAAGCGGGCACCACAGGCACGGCTCCGCTACGGAAGATCCATCCGGGGCCCGACTGTCTCCATCTGGGTACGTGGTGCTGGAAAAGATGCGGTGGCGAACGCCACGCTGGCTGGTCAAATCTATTGCCAAAGATCTGGGGATTGATCAGTTCGACCTCGACGCAGCGGGAGAGCATGAAGCTAAGTGTGCACCCTGTGTACTCACGATGGAAGACGACTGCCTCACCACTGAATGGGGAATGGTTTCCAGTCCTCTCGGAACCAGAATGATTCAGAACGTCTTCTTCAATCCTCCCTGGGGAGCCAAAGGACTGGTCAAAGCTGCTCGATCTGCTTTCCCGGACAATGAGCTTACCGCCTTTCCAGGCACCGCCGCTTTTGTGGAGCGGGCACATCAGCAGTCCCGAGACCATGGTCTTACCGTGGCTTTACTGGTCGGCGTGACCATGGATGCCTGGCAACGTCCACTGGCCGCCCTGGCCGACGAAGTGTGGTTTGGCCCACGCATCCGGTTTGAAGACGTTCACGGTAACCTTGGCCCACAACCTCCCGGCCCACACATGGTCTTGGTTTTTCGTGGCAACGTCCCCAAAAAAGGGTGGCCTGGTGGTCCGCGAGTACGCTGGGACTGGAGCCCCGCATAGGCTCCGCATCACCGTAGAGGGAGGCCAGCTCCTGTCAAGGGAGCTGACCTGATTCCCGCTTGACCGGGCTTTCTACTCGACAGCAATTCGATTCCCCTTCGTCTCCAGAGCTACACCCCGTGAGATCAGGATTTTGTCGGCTACCTTATCGACCCTCATTCCTGATCTAATTTCCTGTTTAGCAGTATCTCTTTGCTTTACGTTCAGGCCAGACAAAGCATCAATCGTTCGTGTATAAGACGGTATCTTCTTCATGTCTTCAGTAGAGGCAAACCTGGGGTCGATACTGTGATCGACCGCGTATTGGTCCACCCTGGCAGCTGCATCATTTAAGACTCGGGCATACGGGTTGACCGACCCAAACAAGTAGTTGGGCATTGCATTTG